AAAGTAGCTGATAAGGTCATAGAACTAGGTGTATTACCAGAAGAAGTTGTAGCAAAATAATCAATATTAAAAACTAGATTTTATATGAATTATAGGCACTCGATCTTAAATCGGTCGGTGCCTTTTTTATGCTCAAAAATAAGGAATAAAGGAGAACAATTATTATGAAAAAATATGGAAGAGGTTATTTATTTTTATATAATCCAGAACAAAAAGATTTTTATGCAAGTGAAGGTTGTCAATTAATAGATTCAGATATTAACCCCAGTACAAATAAACAATACTGGGTATACGAATATGACCAAGTTCAACCAGCTTTTAAAAAATGGATGGATAGGAAATATGGCGTACTGGAATGATAATAAATTAGTGATGAGGAGACAGATTATTAATGATCAAATGTATGCTCGACAGTAAATCCTATTTAGTAAAACCACAAGGTAAGGAAATAGGAGCTATAACAAATAGATTAGAAAAATCACAAGTAGAAATTAGTATCAAGAATTTAGCAGATAAATTAATCAAAGGAGTTACTTTTAAACCTTCCCTTTTGAATGGTAAGAAGGAAACGGATTGGGTTCAATCTCAATTATTTGCTTTAGATTTTGATGAAAATACTACTATAGAAATAGAGTTAGAAAGATGCAAGGATCTGAATATATTCCCTTGTTTTGGATATACTTCATTTAGTCATACGGAAGAAAATCATAAATTCAGATTGGTATTCTGTACTGATGAGGTAATATCTAGTTATGAAATAGCGTTAAGATTACAGTTAACTTTGATGAGTATATTTGAGAATTGTGATGAAAAATGTAAGAATCTAAGTAGATTATACTTTGGTGGAAGGAAATTAATATATGAAGGGTTTGATAATACAATGGATTATAGGCATATCTTAGATAAATATTCTGATAGCTCTACTGATAAACTAGTAGTGTTGGAGAATATCCCCCAAGATAATATAGATATAGCTAATACCTTTATTATAATGGGGGATAAAACCCCTACGGTAGTAGACTCATATGGAATCGATTATTATAACATAAAGGCATTGAGAGATAGGAATAGTGAATATCTAAAAGCTAAGATAAATAATCCTAAAATCATATTAGAAAATAATCAAGCGTTTTTCGATTACATTAAAACTTATGACTTAGGAAGATTATTAGAGTTGAAACATCCTACCTCATTTAGATGTATATTACATGAAGATAATAGTCCTAGTGCCGGAATATTTCAAAATGAAGAAGGCACTTTTATCTATCATTGTTTTAGTTGTGGTAAGAGCTACAATATAATAAATCTCATAGAAGTTTTGGGTAATTTTCAAAGCAGACCTAAAGCATATAAGTTTATTAGAGAAATATTTAATCTAACCATAATGGAAACTGAATGGCAGACAGAGCAAAAGTTACTCATTCAAGAAAATAGAAGAGTATTATTAAATGGAACGTTAGAAGAAAAGTGTCCAACTACATACGCAAACATTAAACGGAATATGAGATACTTAGAACAAATGTTAATGATTGCTGAAGATAATATATATTCTGAAAAATTTCTTGATGCTACAGGTAATAGTGTTGTGTTTTACGCAAGTACAAAGTATATATGTAAAACATTAGGTATGAGTGAGAATAGTGCAAAAGAAGTTAGTAAAAAGAATGTACTATTTGCTTACCATAATTTGATAAATAAGATTGCAGATAATGAGATTCCAGAAGAAATGTTAAAACGTAGTCAAGCTATTAATGCAAATTCACCTAATAAGAATAAAAAGCATATTAATTTCTATTCTATTCCTTCATATACTACTAATTGGATTGAGGATAATGAGGAGAAAGGTATTACGTGGAAGGATAACGGATACAATATGACCGGTTGCAGCAGAGAAATGTTTTTCCGTACAGAAGGAAAAGTGGTAGCTGATAAATTATATCCCCAGTATAAACAGGTATATGATATATCCCAAGCTAAGGTAGTGGACAGAACAACTACTAAAAAGAGTGAGAATAGAACCGATAAGATCGTTGAGATATTGTTTGATATTTTATCTGTAAGAACTTATGCAACTGAAAAAGAAATTATAGATGAATTAAGCTCCGATGGTGATATTCAAACAACTAAAAAAGAAGCTGAAAAACAAGTTAAGAAATCACTACAAGAAATATTACTATCATATGACTTGAAGAAAATAAGGTGCAATAAATTAATAAAAGAACAATATAATGTGGATGCCGAAGGGTATCCATTTTTGATTGTAAAAAATTAATTCTCATGTACCTTAAATGTCCCACGACATTTTTATATCCCTATATATTCTCAAATTAATGAGTTTATATAGGGATATTTTTTTCATTTATTTACCATTTAATTATCCGTTTAGCTCTCCCCTGCCGATAAACCATTCGACCTTTTATATTTCCAATTTATTTATATCCCAAATTGTTACATTTCCATCAGAATAATATATCGTAACCATTTCTCCATCAACTTCAATCCTATCAATTAATTCTATTAAATCAATATTTTTAACAGCCATATGACAATGTAATTTGATGAGGTGTATTAGATCTTGTTCGTGAATAATATTCCTCTGGCAAGCCGAGGAGCCTCTATTTTTATACGTAGAACATAAATAAATATAACTTCCATTATCATCTTTAAAATTATAATTTTTATGACATTTCATACATTTAATTTTACCTTTGAATAAATTCATTATTATCACCTGGAACTATTATATCATAGAAATGGCTTTACTGCTGGTTTTACTTTTGTGTCTACATCATCTAACCTAGACACAAAAGTAAAACATTCTTAAATAAAAAATTGGAACATATAATTTAATCTATATTCCATATTATTTTAACTTTATTAGCTGATATAAATACTTTTTCTATAAAGAATAAACACACTTCCTTTTTATCTTCTAATGATAGACTGATCCATGTATCTACTTTTCTATACATTTCTTCTTTAGAATGAGTCTTAGATTTTATTACTGCTATTTTTTTCATTTCTGAAATAAGTAGATTTTTTTCACTATCCAATGTAGCTATTTTTCTATTTATATATTCCATAGTAATATTACTTGCTTTTGATAATTGGTTCATTAGGTTTTCAATCTGTTCTTCAATATCCAGTATCTCTAATTTTGATTTATTTTCACTAATATTTTTAACTTTTGTTTTGGGTAATTCTGTATTTCTTCTTGTTTCCACATGTTCAAAAATTGATGTTTCAACAATAGATTCTACATCTTCTACAACAATAGTTTTAGAAAACCCATCACATATTTTATAGTTACTTCTCCCCCTGCAACTAAGATATTTAGTTCCCTTTGCTATTACTACACTCACAGAGTACCCACAGGAACCACATTTCATTATGCCACTTAACCATGTATATTTCCCTTTACCAGAATTCTTTATCTGCTTATTAGAATCCAGTTTATATTGACATATAAGCCATGTTGAAGAATCAATGAGTCCTTCATGTAGTCCAATAGATAATACATGATCTTTTACATTTGTATATTTCCTTTCATTGCTTGACCTTTTTCCATATAGATAACATCCGTTAATTCCAACAAAATCAGAAAGACTATTACTTATTATACATCCTTTATTTTTGTAATAAGAATATACATCTACATTAGCTTTTACATATATAGGACTTCTTAATATTCTACTAATCTTTCCGCTATCCCACGCTCCCCCTTCAGCAGCTAAAATACCTTTTGAGTTTAAATAGCTACTAACTTTTCCAAGACTCATATCTGTTTCTGCGTATAAAGAGTACATTTTCAAAAGATGTTCAACTTTTTCAGGATCTGGCTTGAGAGTATATGTTTTTTTGCCATTTAGAACAGTTTCACATTTTATGAAGGAGTATGATGCGCGGCCGCCTAAATACATACCCAAGGCTCCTCTAGCATAATAATTATCAGTTACCCTTTTCTGTATAGTCTCACGCTCTAGTTGAGCAAATACCATACATATATATACCATTGCATTTCCCATAGGAGTAGTCGTGTCAAATCGTTCATTGCACGACACAAAGCCAACATCATATTTTTTATAATATTCTATGATGTTGGCAAAATCTAATATGTTTCTACTTATTCTATCTAGTTTATATACAATAACTTTACTAACAAGCCCATTTTTTATATCTTTTTCCATTTCTTTAAACATAGGGCGTATTATATTTTTACCAGAGAAACCCTTGTCCACATATACTTTAATTTCTTCATTGTTTGTTTCTCTTTTACAAGATTCTATTTGACTTTCTATGGAAATACTATTTGCTTTCTCTATAGATTGTCTTGCATAAATAGCTATCATTTTATCATCCTCCGTAAGTATGTTGATAACTATAATTATACAATGTTTTACTCTTGTGTCAATACTATTTATCGTCATGGAAGAAAATACTATATAATTTCTCAAGAACTAATTCATCAACCTTCAGTCGTTCCTCAGGTGTATAAACTGGAAGAATATGGGTTACTTCCCATCCATTTATATGTTCAACCATTTCTCTAGTTTCTCTCATAATATCCTCCTTAAATTATTACTTACTTATATTTTATTCTTTAAAATTTTCAATATGTATTTTAATCTTTTCATAAACATTTTTAATTTCATCATCAAAGGTACTAATTCTAATTTCAGTCCTTGGATGATCTTTATCATAGTCACAATTAATTAATAATGGATTTACAATATTGTAATTATCATCAAAACACATACCACTTTTAACTAGTAATCCATCATTTAAGAACTTAATACCTCCAGCAATATTATCATTATCTTTATTTGCTAAGGTAGAGCTGAATATTCTATATTCCATAAGACAATTAGATATATTAAGATTACTCATATTAAACTTCTCAGCAATCCATACTCCAAGATTTCCCCAGTTGCTTTTCTTCCCATTCATTACCATACGATTTTGAATAACAAGTAATTCGTTTAAAGATAAACAACCGTACATACAATCTGATAATTGATAATCTTTTTTATTAATAGATATTTTTTTAGTTTTTTGACTGCCGCCTTTTGTTAATTGAGGAGAACCATCTTTATTAAAAAGTTTTATAGTTTTAGGATTTGCAAAAGGTAATACTTTGCATTTGGGATTTTCTAATAGGTATTTTTGGTGATATTCATGTATCAGTTTTTTATCTATTGTTATGAGATATTTCATACTTTAATCTCCTTTATTATAGTATTATTTAATATGACTATTTACTTGTAAAATCAAATGTAAATTCTTTCTGCCCTGTGGAGATAACTGAAGCTTTTGCTTTCATATTAACCATATCTATTTCAACATCAAGTCTATCTGAACCTCGCATTGAAGCCAGAACTGATCCTAAATTTTTAACTAAGTTAGTAACATCTGATTCGGATAAATCTAATTTGATTATGTCATCTATTACTTTTTTATTTTCTATTTCTACATACAAATATTTATCACAGAAATTTTCTTTATTTTCTAGACTTTTCCATCCTCGTACCTTCAATATCTGATAATTACGTTTTTCTATATATTTCATATCTGAATACTATATAAGAAAACAAT